CCCAGTGATCAGCCCCGGGGCGAGGGCGCGGTCGTCTCCTCGCCCCGGGGCTGATCACTGGGTCGTGCGGCGGCTGGTGCGGGCCGGCTGGTGCTCGTCGCACTTCCAGCCGTTCGGATAGAAACGGACGGGCACGGCTCCGCATCGGGGGTTGCCGTAGTCGCACACCTTCGGCGGCTTGTCCTCGCCGGCCGGGACGTCGACGGCGAGCTGTCCGGGCACGTTCTCGGGCGGCGGCTCGTCGAGGCGGCGGCGCATGGCGGCGAGGCTCGCGGCGGTCGCGCGGGTCACTGCTCGGCCTCGGCGGGCGCGGCCTCGATGGCGAGGGGCGTGTCGAGGTCGAGGGCGCCGGCCTTGACTGCGTTGGTGACCAGGGCGCGGCCGTCGAGGGGCTGGCGCTTCGACTCGCGGGTGAACGTCCACCGGTAGTAGCGGCTGCGCGTCGGCTTGATCATCACGCCCGGCACTTCGTGCAGCTCGCCCGACTCGGGGTCGGCCCACTGGGGCACGCCCGCGGCGTCGACGGCGGCGAGGACGGTCGCGGCGAACGTCTCGTCGATGACGGTTTCGGTCCGGGCCGGGATGATCCGGAAATCCCAGTGTTCCGGGTAGTGGTCGCGCACCCATGCGGCGAACGCCTCGCGGTCGGTTATCTGCGCTTCGGCCTCGCCCCCGACGCGGGTCACGCTGGCGAATTTCGTGTCGTCGTCGAGGGTTACGTCGGCCTTGACGCTGCGGGTCGCCTTGTACTGCTGGTCAAGCAACTTCTTGGCCTCGCGGTCGACGTCCTCGTAAAGCACTTCGGCTTGGTCGAGCTGGGCCCGCATCGCTTGACGGCGGCGCAGTACGGCGGCGAGGTACGCCGGGTCGGGTGCCTTGGTCTTCTTCTCGACGTCGGTCACTGGGCACCCCCGGCGGCCTCGATCTTGGCGCGGAACTGGTCGAGCTGGGCGGCGGTCGCCTGCTCGATGGGCAGGCCGTAGACGCGCTCGAAATCGGCGTCGAGGGTGGCGAGGTGGGCGCGGCTGGCGGCGAGCCTGAGCAGGTTCTCGGCCTCGGCGGCGGCCTGCTCGGCGGTGGCGACGCCGGCGGGTATCGCGGCTTCGGCGGCGACCGCGTCAGAGACCGAGTGCGGCGCGGGTCCGGCCGGCGTGCCCTGCTCGGCGGGCGTCGGGTGCTCCTTGCCCCCGTCGGCCTGCTGCTGCTTGGCGCCCGGCTTGGTGGCGCCGATTGCGGCGAGGCGGGCGAGGTGGTCGGGGTGCGCGCCCCGGGCCTGCGCCGCGGCGTGCAGCTCGCGCACGGGGCCGACGGTCTCGGCGGCGTGCGCGTCGCGGAGTTCGGCGAGGCACGTCATGTATTCGGCGGGGGCGCCGGCGGCCTGGGCGTCGGCGAGGATGGCGGCGAGCTGGTCGGCGTCGGCCGTCTCGGCGGCCTCGGCGAGGTAGTCGCGGGGCGGCGCGGTCGGCTCGGCCGGCGCGGTCGGCGGGCCGTTCGGCGTCGACTGCACGACGGTCACGCCCTGCTGCATGGGCGGGGCGTCGACGCGCTCGACGACGACCGGGTTCCCCTCCTGGTCGACGACGGCCCCAAGTTCCTCGGGCGTGTAGATGGCGCCGTGCAGCACTTCGGGGCACGCGATACGTACGGCCTCGGCGATCGCACGGGCCCGCAGCATCGCCCGGGGGAACTTCTCCCACGGCTGCGGCTGGTTCTTCTGATCGCGGGCGTACGGGCGGCCGTCGCGGAGCGTGCACAGACCAGCGATCACCGCGTCGTCGAGGGTCCACTCGATTACGGTCTCGTCGTCGGGGTCGTCGTGGCGCATGATGCGCACCTCGCATCGGGTGCGCTCCGACTTGATCCGTACGCGGTGACCAGCGTTGCGGGCGCGGCCGAGCATGAGGTCGGCGGACTGGCACGGCTTGCCCTTGATCACGTGAATGGTCGTGATCGTCGTCACGACGTCGAGGCCGAGCGCGCGGCCGTACTCCATCGCCCACAGGACGGATGCGGGCTGCTTGCGGTAGGCGTCGGGCAGTAGAGGCGTGTTGGCCAGGGACTCGCAGAACTGCCACGCCTCATAGGGGGACATGTGGGAGAGGGACAGGGCGCCCCCGCGGGCCGGTGCGACGGCGGCCGGGGCGTGGGCGGTGGGGAGGGTGGTCACGGTCACGGGCGGGCGTTCCTGTTCTGTGCGGTGCGGTGGCGAATGTGGGCGGCGGTCCGGGTGATGCGGCCGGCGAGGCTGATCGCGTCGTCGGGGTCGAGCAGGGGGTCGAGGGCGACGGCGGCCGGGCAGTCGTCGAGCAGGGCCTCGCGGGTGGCGTCGGCCTGGGCGGCGCGCATGGCGCGTTCGTAGTCGGTGGCGTCGTCGCTGCACGCGATGTAGTCGAGGGCGACGACGCTCGCGGCGTGGGCGGCGAGCAGGCGGCCGACGGCGTCCGGGTCCTGGGCGTACGCGAGGGCCAGTTCGTCGAGCAGGGGGTCGACGTGCTCGGCGAGCGGGAGGCGGACGGCGAGGCCGTCGGCGCTGAGCTGGGGGCGGATCACTGGCGGGCCTCCGGCGCGGTGTCGAGGCCGAGCTCGGCCGGGGCGACCGGTTCGTCGACGGCGAGGACGCCGGTACCGGCGTTGTACGTGCGGGCGCGGCTCCAATCGGCGTCCGGGAACGCTCGACCGAGTAGGCCGTAAGCGGCGCTGCGCTGCTCGCGAGTCGTCGGCAGGACGTCGCCGGAAGCGGAAAACAGGACAACCACCCGGGTTTCGCGGCCGAAATGTGTCGTCGGCGCGGTGTGCACGCGGACGGTGCCGGGGGCGATCGCGTCGAGCTGGCGGGCGACGACGGCGACGAACTGGGTACGGCGGCGGGCGGCCTGGGCGCCCTTGATGGCGAGGACGGCGCGGGGTCCCTGGGTACGCTGAGTGTTCACGATCGGTGCCTTCCTGGGCGGTCGTGTGGGCCGTTCCGGGTCGCGTCCGGGGCGGCCCTTCTTCGTGTTCAGGCCGCGGTGCGGCGGGGGGCCTGCTCGGCGGCGCGGCGGGCCTGCTCGCGTTCGAGGCGGCGGCAGATCAGTTCGTGCTCGGGGGAGAGGCGGCCGGCGGCGCGGTCGCGGGCGATGCGGACGCGGGCGCGGTCAAGTACGGCGCGGGCGTTGGCGATTGCCTGGTCGCGGGGGATGACGTCGCCGGTCATGCCGCGGCCCCGGCGGCGCGGGTGTAGAGGGTCGAGGCGGAGATACCGACGATGTCGGCGACGCGGTCGGCGTGGTCGCCGCGGGGGGCGCCTACGCCGTTCCAAATGCGCCACGCGGTGGGCACAGACAGGCCGGCCTCGCGGGCGAGGGCCGAGGGGGTGTCGATCCCGCGCATGCGGGCGGCGGTGTGCAACAGGGCGCGGTCGTACATGGGAAAGCGCGTTCCTTTCGATCTCGGCAGCTATCTGCCGAGACAGAAAGTAACAGCTTTCTTTCAAGTTCGAAAGTTAGGGGGTGCTCACGTAGCAGGAACGCGCGTTGACAGGCCGTCACGGGCATACGAGAATCGGTCAGGCGTACGAACCGGAACGTCGGTTTCGGCGCAAAGCTGCACGCCAAGGGGGGGCGAAGTGGGACGTAACGCCATGTCTGAAAGGTGGCGTGTCCATCGAACGGACCGTGCGCTAGTTTTCAACCATGAAAAACAGCAAGCTCGATACAACCAACGAGGACGCCCGCGCGTCTGCCGAGTTCGGCAGGTGGCTTACGCGACTGCTCGAAGCCAAGGGCTACAACCTGTCGGGGCCCCGCAGCGGTGGCCGAACAGCGTTCGCCGAAGACTCGGGCCTTAGCGCATCGACGGTCTCGCGCCTGCTCAGGGGCGAGATGCCTACCGATACCCGCATCCTTCGGACGCTCGCCGAGGCAATCGACGTGCCGTATCCCGAGGTGCTGGTACGCGCCGGCGTCATGACCTCTGAAGAACTGGCAGCCATCCAGGATCGACGACGCCCCGCGCCCGGACGGCGCCTGACCCCCGAAGAGGCCGCCGACGAACTCGGCATCACAGACCCTGCGGAACGCAAAGTGTTCGTGAGCATGACGCAGGCCCTTAGCCGTTCCGCACCAAACGACGGCGAACACAAACTCGCCGAATGACTGATCAGCACGGAGGACACCCGCACATGACACGCCTCGCCCGACGCCTCTACGTCCCGTCGGTTACTGCCGTTGCTCTTGGTTTCTGCGTTGCGGCGCTGGGAGTCCTCCTGAACCACATGCTTATGCATCACTTCGGCCTGCTCGTCACGGTCGGAGCTATACCCACCCTTTGTTATGCCCTGACTCACCGCGCCACGCAGGCGAGCGACGACCAGCTCGCCGAAGCGCACACCGCCGGCTACCGGCTCGCGCTCCAGCACGTACACATGGGACTCCTCGACTCGCCGGCCGCACCGCCGGACGGGGGCGAGGGCGTCGAGGAAGAAGACACGCAAGGAATGTCGATCATCCGTAGCGAAGATCTTCCCGACAACGTGCGGCCGTTCCGGCCGCGCGACGACGAAGAGGACGACTGGAAAGCGGTATGACACCAGCGGAAACACCCGCAACATTCCACGGCTCACCGACTGATGAGGACGGCGAGCCGTGGCTCGCATACATCCGCGTCAGCACATGGAAAGAGGAGAAGATCAGTCCCGAGCTGCAACGGGACGCAATCAGCCATTGGGCCAGGCGCACCGGGCGCCGTATCGTCGGATGGATCGAAGATCTCGACGTGTCCGGTCGCCACTTCAAACGCAAGATCATGCAGTGCATCGAGCGTGTCGAGGGCGGCGAGGTGCGCGGCGTCGCCGTCTGGCGGTACTCACGGTTCGGCCGTGACCGCACAGGCAACGCGATCAACCTCGCCCGACTCCAGCAGGCCGGCGGCGAACTGGAGTCGGCGACCGAACCGGTCGACGCCTCGACCGCCATCGGTCGGTTTCAGCGCGGCATGATCTTGGAGTTCGCAGCGTTCGAGTCCGACCGCGCCGGGGAGCAGTGGAAGGAGACGCACGACCACCGGCGCTACAAGCTGCACTTGCCCGCGAGCGGGCGCCGGCGCTTCGGCTACATCTGGCACCGCCGATACGACCCCGCCACGGGGAAAGTGCAGAAAGAGCGGTACGAACCCGACCCCGTGATCGGGCCGTTCGTCGCCGACCTGTACCGCGACTACGTCGCCGGTACCGGTTTCAGCGCACTGTGCGGCAGGCTCAACCGCGCCGGACACCGCACCACTCAGGGACGGGTCTGGCAGACCGAAACCCTGTCCCGCTACATGGACAGCGGATTTGCGGCGGGGTTGCTGATCGTGCACGACCCCGAATGCCGGTGCCGGAAGACCGACGGCCATTGCCGGAACCGCGTCTACATCCAGGGGGCCCAAGAGGAACTGATCGACTTTGACCTGTGGCAGCGCTACCGGCAGCGCAGGAAGGAAGTCGCCGAGACCGTACCGCGCTCCCGTGAGGGCATCTACGAACTGACCAGCCTGGTCAAGTGCTCCGGATGCCGCAAGGGAACCAGCCTGAACACGGCACGCCGCGAGGGGCGCAACGTACCGGGGTTCGCCTACCGGTGCAGCCTGCGAGCGAAGTCGGGCGCGACTGCGTGCGAGGGCATCCTCATTGAACGGCTTGACGTCGAAAAGGAGGTGTTCAAATGGTTGAAGCGCGAGGCCGCTGACGACATAGACGCGGCCCCGCCAACCGAGACCGAGTCACCCGAGCGCAACCTCGCCGCGGAGCAGGCCGCCAACATCGCAGCACGCGCCCGAGCACAGGCCGAGGTCGACAAGCAGCGCCAGGCGCTCGCGCGGCTCCGCGCCGAGCACGCGGCGAACCCGGACGACTTTGGGCCGGGCGAGTACGAAGAGGCCGCCGACCTGATCCGCAAGAAACGGGCCGAGGCGCAGGCGTTACTCGACAGCATTCCGGAGGCGGAGCCGCTACCGGACCGAGGCGAGTTCGTGCCGTTGGTGGTCGGGACGGTCGAGGAGTGGCCGGCCCTCGAAGTTCGCGAGCGGAACGCGATGCTTCGGAAGCTGATCAGACGAGTAGCGATCACCCGGCACGGCCCCGGAACTGAGAACCACACCATAGAGATTCACCCCTTGTGGGAGCCGGACCCGTGGCCGGAGCCGCCCCCCACGACAAGGAAAGAACCAGCCGACAGCTAGTGACATACCGCGTGGTATGTGTGCATGCTCTGTGCACGCCGTCGCGACGTGGCGACGACCACCGGGAGGTTTGCCGTGCAAGGTCTCATGCAAGACGTTCCCCTCACGATCAGCCGGATTCTCGAACATGGCCGACGCGTTCACGGCCGGTCGACTGTGACGACGTGGACAGGTGAGGCCGAACCCCAGCGCCGGACGTTCGCCGAGATCGGCGACCGCGCCGCACAGCTCGCCAACGCCCTACGCGATGACCTCGGAGTGACCGAGGGAAGTGTTTTGGGGACGTTGATGTGCGACAACATGGGTAAAACACTCGCGGCATGACCTGGGGAAACGCGCGGTAGGGCATGAGAACGGCCCCGGTACCTCACGGTAGGTACCGGGGCCGTTCCTGTTGGCCGCACCGCGCCGCACGGGGGAATGTGGCGTCGGCGGCCCCGACGGACGCACGCGCCGGCGCGAGCGTGCGTCACGGGTGGCTTACAACAGGCGAGCGATCGAGGGCGGCAAGAAGTGATCACGGGCCCGATGCTGCGCCCACACGAGCGCGACGTCGTTGTCGTCTCGGGTCGCGTACTCGGGGCACAGCTCGCAGTCTTCGAGGTGCTGGGCCGGAACGTCCGCGGGGTGAGCCTGGGCTATGTGCCGCGCCGTCTCCAACTGTTCCCAGAAACACCCATCGTCGGCGT